TAAGCCCGTGGAGCATATACACCAGACTAATGAGAGTGACGGCAGGTCTTTTCCCAGTGCCATCTTCAGCTTGTGCCGCGCGGCTATTTCCTTCACCACTTCCCCGACGGTGGTCTTATGCCACGATTTTTCACGGCGGGTATTCAGCGTTTCCCGAAAATCAGCACTTCGCGCCCGGATAGTCAGGCGGTCCGGTGCGCCAGTGTGTTCAATCTCGTCCACTGTGAATGCCCCTTTCGGGAAAAGCGGCTGCCCCTTCCAGCCCAGCGCCAGCGTAATGACCGCACCACGGCGCGGCAGCACGATTTTTCCGTCAGCGTCATCCAACTCCAGATCAAGCTGGTCCGCTTCAAAGCCCCGGTTATCCGTCAGCGTCAAACTCATCAGGCGGTTATCCAGCACAGTGGTGATATCCCTGCCCTCAATACTGATGCTGAATGCGGGAGTTTTGTTGCCTTTGTTAAGCAGTTCAGAGCTGAAATTCACGACAGCAGCCCTCCCACCGTTTTACTGATATCGCTTAAGGCAGACGTTGCCGTGTCCTGCAGATTATTCAGTTGCGCACTGAGATCACCGAACATATCGGACAGGGATTCATCGACTCGTTTGAGCGACAGGGTGAACTCAATCCGGCGCGGCATACCGTCGCGGAAAAACTCCGTTTTAGTCTGATTCAGTCCCTCAATCACATACATGCCGTAAATCGTGCCGCTGCCTTCAATCAGGGGCCATGCTTTCCCCTGTTCTGCCATCTGCTCCAGTGCCAGCAACGACAGCCTGCCGCCTGTTATCTCCGGCATAAGAACACCGGAAAGCGTCAGCATGTCGTTTTCCGGTCCCAGAAATTGCGTGGACGGACGTCGGTTTACCCGACTGTTTGCCGCATGTCGCCAGCTGCGTTGATACTGCAGTTCCTGATACGGAACGGTGCGCAGCATAAACACGTACAATCCCAGCACCATCATCATGCGTCGTATCCCCCCTGATCGCTGTAGTTACTCCTGGCTTTTGCCTTCAGCCTGCGTTCACGTTCATCAAGCTGGCGTGCCACCTCCCGCGCAATATCCTGCGCACTTTGTCCTGGCTGCGTCTGAATGATGATCTGCGTCGGTGCCTCAATCCGTTGAACGAGCGGCACAGTGGCTGCGCGACTCACCATCGCTTCTCCACCTTTCGCGGGAAGTGCCAAAGGGTGCAACGGTGGAAGCTCTGCTGGCGCGGCAGCAACGCCCATCATTCCGGCAACAACGGCAGCCAGTGCAGCTGTATTTCTCCGGCTGGTCACATTTGCCGGCCGTTAACAATTTCCGGCCCGTTTTCACCGACGATGCCAAACTGCCCGCGCGGGATATAGCCGCCGCTGTCATACATCCCCGCAAAGCCATATCCCCATGATGGAAAACCACCCGATGGCATCATCACTTTACCGTCTGCATTCACCGTCGCAGGTTGCTGACGCGTCACGCTTTCCGGCAGTTTCGCCTTTGCAGCTTCTTTACTGACAATGCCGAGTTTATCCAGCAACCAGGAAACACCGGATTTCAGGGAGTCCAGCGGATGCATGACCATATTCAGCCCCTCCGCCAGAGCCTCCCCGAATCGTCGCCCCATTGCCGCTGCGCTCTGCAGTTCAGCAGAGGTCGACTTAACAGGCGTCAGCAGATCAGTAAACCAACCCCACAACGCCTGCACTTTGTCGCCAATCCACTGAAACACAGGCTTAAGTGGTTCGAATGCAGCACTGATGGGACCTGTCGACGCTTTGAATCCTTCCACCACGCCACCGAGAAATGCGGTGATGGGTTGCCAGTATTTCCAGACAACCAGCGCCACACCCGCCAGTGCAGTAACCACAAGACCTATCGGACTGAGCAGAGCACCTAACAGACCAGATATGGCATACAGGGCAACGCGCAGCATCGCCAGCGGACCGGATGCCAGTACTCGCAGCACCGCGCCTGCGGCAGACAGTCCACCGCGCAGTACCGCCAGAGGATTCATAAACATCACAGCAACAGCACGTAAACCGGATAATCCAGACCGCAACAGTGCAACCGGCACACCTGCTACAGTTTTCAGGACATTCCCCGTCAGTGATGCCGTGCGGCGCAAAGACGACAACGGCGCAGTAAGTAAACCCGCTGCGTTGCCCGATGAAGCAAGCCCGCGTCGCAGCAGTGCCAGTGGAGCGCCAGCTAACCAGGACAACGCGCTGCTGGTTCGTGTTACTGCTGCCGTAACGGAAGGTAACGTTTTGATACCCAGCACAGAGAATCCCAGACGGATGACTGCCAGCGGCCCCAGCACTGCAGCCAGCGCCACCGCTAAGGTGCCGAGGCCTACGGTAACCGCAGCCACAACAGCCGCTACTTTCATCAGTGTGCCTGTCAGTTCCGGGTTAGCTTCCATCCAGCGGCGCAACGCTCCCGTGATGCTTTTCACCGTGTACAGAATATCCATCAGCGGCTGGCGCAGCGTTTCACCCAGGCTGCTGAAGGTGTTCTGCGCTCCGGTTTTGACCAGCAACCACTGAGCAGAAAGTGAGTCTTTGTTGATGTCGGATTCTTTCTGCATGGAACCGAGCGCATCATTGCCCGCTGTCAGTTTTAGCTGGCGCTGCAGTTCCGGCAGGTTGTTTGCCAGTTTCGCCGCGTCATCACCAAACTCTTTACCAAACAACATGGTCATGGCAGACAGACGCTTGTCCTGCGGCAGTGCGTTCACCTTCTCCAGCACGCGCTGGATGGTTCCCATCGCATCCTTCGTCATCTGCTTTTCAATCACTTCAGGATTGAGTTTCAGCAGATTCATCCCTTCAAAGAAACTCTTGCTTTGCATGGTGGCAATGGACAACTCACGCACCATCGCGTTTGCTGCACTGGCTGCAACCTCCGGCGCAGCACCCAGTGTCAGGAAGGTGGAACCCAGCGCCGCCGCTTTACGATAATCCAGACGATCAGCCACACCGCCCAGGCGTTGCATCACATCAATGATGTCTGCCCCTTTCGACATGGCGTTATCATCCAGATAGTTCAGCGCATCACCGAGCTGTTCAATATTGCGGGTAGGGATTTTGTAGAGCTGGGCGATTTTTCCCAGACTTTCTGACAGTTCATCCGCTGGCAGCTCAAAGGCTGTTGCCGCCTTTGCCGCCGTGCTGGCGAAGGCCAGCAGATCACGTTTCTGGTCTTCCCAGCTGTCGTCAGGGTTTGCGACGTTCATGCGCGCACCACCTTCAACCAGTGCAGCGAAGTCCACCGCACCTTTTTCCATCGGCAACTGTTCGCTGGCAGCCTTGATGGCATCCTGCATTTCATAAAAACGTGCAGTGCGGTTGCCATTATCGTCACGCAGACCATTGACCTGCTTTGCCACACCTTTCATGGCATCTTCCATGCTGGTATAGCTTTTTACTGCCGCCATCACTGGCGTCCCCATTGCCAGACCTGCAGCCGTGGTAGTGGCTCCGGCACCTGCAATACGATCGCGCACCTCCAGCGAACGGGCATAACTGGCACGCGCCGCATTCATCCTGCGCTGAGCTTCACCCAGTCGCTTCAGCCGCGCCTCCTGTTTCGACAATTCCTGGTTATAACGTGATGTTTCACGGGCTAAACGGGCAGTTGCTCCCGCATCATCTTTCGCAGAAATTCCCGCCCGGTACAGTTCTGCACGCACAAGCGCCGTTTGCTTCTGCAAATATTTTTGTTGTTCTTCCAGGCGTTGGACTGCCAGCGTTTGCCGACCTAAAGCCACAAGGTGCCGTTGTGATGGTTGTTCCATCGCCTCCAGCTCAGAGCTAAGCAAATTAGCCTTCTGTCTGGCATAGTTCAGCCTGTCGCCTAACTTCTTGTTATCGGCCTGCAGCTTGCGAAATTTTTCCAGGCTGTTACCCGCCTGATTGAGTTGCTTTAATGCGTCACGGGAGTTTCTGATTGCGCCAGCCAGCTCTTTCGAACTGGCCTGTGCAGCACGGAATGGGCGGGTGAGTTTGTCAACCGCATTAAGAATGACCTGCAGCCGCAGGTTGTTATCACTCATCGTTGGCCCCGCTTCTCTGAATCGCTTTATACCGCCATTCCAGCACTTCGGTCAGCGGCATAACGTCAGTAACGGATGGCGGCCAGTGAAAAATGGTGGCGATATCTGCCACCAGATCGTCAACCGTCAGGCTGTCGGTAAACCGGCAAGCACCGACTTCTTCAACAAAAAAGTGACAACCTCAACCGACATGGCAGTGAGATCTGCCGGGTCCATCTCTGCGATTTCCTGTGCAGTCAGTGCCGGACTGGAGATGCGGGGGATCACAGTCATCATCGCGTTCACATCCATATCCATAATGGCCTGCAGGCGTGTGCCACGCAGCGCACCGGACTGCGGTTTACGCAACACAATTTCGGTAATTTCTGTTTTACCGCGCATGATGGGGGTATCCAGTTGAATGGTCTTTTCAGTCTGCTTATCGCTCATTTTGTTGTCCTGTAAATTGGGTTCTGGCGCGGAATCCCGCGCCGTTCAGATACTTCAGAGGCCAAGGGCGTTGCGGTGCGCTTCCATCAGGTCCACTCCGTCCACAATTTCCACCATGTTGATAAGGTCCACTTCATAGAGCACCTCACCATTGATGGTCAGCTTCGCGTAGCTGTTGGTACTGGTCACTTTGGTGGTGTTACTTTCGCCCGTCTTCCACTCGCCGGAATCCACTTCTTTGTGACGACCACGCACCACAAGCTCCACGGCCTGCACTTCCCCGGTATCGTCACGCTGGATAGAGCCGGTAAAGCGCAGCTGGATGCCATCCACAGTGGCTTTGCCCATCTGCTTAAACAGCAGCAGTTCAGTACCACCAATGGAAAATTCTGTGTCCAGCGCACTGTCATCAAGCCCCAGATCCACATCCACTGCACCCGGCATTCCGCCGCCGCGATATTTCTCATATTTGCGGGTGAATTTCGGCAGCGTCAGCGATTCAACGATCCCCTGCCAGTTGTTCCCGTCGTTAAACAGGTTCAGGTGTTTTAATTTGCGTGGTAAAGCCATGTTGTCCCCTTACGCGCTGACCTGGCTGGCGAAATTCACCAGGTACTGATCGGTGATGCGCTGACGCAGCATCAGGTTTTCAAGTGGCGGCACTGGCGTGTAGTCGTAGTCGATGGTGAGTTTTCCGGCTTTCAGCGTGTCTTTGTCGTTCACCGACTCGTCCAGCCAGCAATCACCACCAATGAGATACCCCTGACTGACCAGGCTGCGCATTTTGGCGCGGATACCTTCGATAATGTCGCGCGCCAGCGACGGGTTAAGAGGTTTATCCACCGCCCACATGTGTGCTTCTGCCATCGTGTCCATCAGCACCTGCGCCGTGCGGGTGTAGTTTTCGAAGGCAAAGAGCGGGTCATCACTCAGGCAGCGGGAACCCCAGAAGCGGAAGCCGTCTTTACGCACAAGTGTGGTGACGTCGTTCTGGTTCAGCAGACCTGCATCGGTTGCCGGGTCCTGCAAATCCCAGAACACATCAGCAGAAATTCCGGTGACACCGTTCACACCTACGTTGGACAGGCTCTTGTGCCACCCCGTCTGCTCATCAATTTTGGCGCGCAGACCGAGCGCACGGGCGGTGGCATATGCCGTTGCTTCGGCATTCAGCACCGTGTCCCAGCCAGTAAAGTCAGGCCAGATCAGCATCCCTTCGCGCTGGCTGAAGTTTTCACGGTAAGTGATCGCCTCCTGTACCGTCTTGCAGCCATACGCTGACAGGTAAGCAAACCCACGCAGGCTTTGCGCCACGCTCAGCAACTCAGTCGCAACGGCTTTGTTATCGTGACCTGGCACGCCGAGAATGCGCGGTTTAACGCCGAGCTGTGTCTGGGCAGATAACAGGGCTTTCATACCTGTTTTTTTACCTTCAGCGGTCACTGCGCCGATGATATTAGTCGTGGTTTCTTCTTCCGTTTCACCCTGCGGCACACGCACAACAACGGTCACGGGTTTTGCCTGGTCAGCGATGGCATCCAGCGAACGGGCCAGCGTGCCGGACTCACCCGCTTTACCGCTGGCGGTCAGTACATCAGTGATCAGCACGGGTTTATTAAGAGGAAACATTTTTGCATCGGCATCATCGCCCGTGCAGACCATGCCCACGATGGCGGTGCTCACCGTGGTAATGGATCGGGTGCCTTCGTTGACTTCAACAACGCGCACCCCGTGGTGGTAATCCTGAGCCATAAGGCAGTCTCTCCGGTTGTAGAGGGGGTCTGTCTATGTTCTGGTTGATACACGCAGGGTGCACGCGATGGGGTTTGTATGGAAAATGGCACAACGACGGGGTGAAAAAATCCCCGCAGGCGCGGGGCAGGAATTTAAAATTCTGGTAGTTTGGGCCAGTTAATATCAGGGGCTGTGCTGAAATCTGTTGCCGTCACTGCGTCAATGTAGTCAAGAACAGCATTAAGTTTTACTGTTTCTGCATCAGTTAATTTTCTTCCGACCCGTAATTTCAGTTGAACCAAACTAACGGAAGCCATTGCAGTATCAATCAGTGACCGACGCTGTGTTTCTGCCGCTTCTACTGCGGCGCGATGTTGTATTTCAGTATCCGTCACCCATTTCTCACCATCCCATTTATCGTATGGCGTTAACGGTGAAAGCGTGACATAACCGTTTTTGATGGCACCGATATAATCCACTGTAACAGTTGCGCCATTTTCGATTGAGTAAACAGTCTCATTGCGATGGTCCTCTTCATGGCTCCATCCCTTACCTGTAAATACAGCCACTTTTCCCGGAATGTTTTCGCCAGGGTCAATACCAGTGGAACAGGCGGGCATACTTACGCCAGTATTAATATATTCATCAGACCAACCCGTATACTCAGATGTTTCAGCATCATAATAAAAACAACGCATATCGCCCGGCACTGTAGCCAGCCCATTTTCATCAAAAACAGGTTTCATTATTTAGCCCTCACCAGAAAGTTAAACGCGATATTACGAGGACGTGTTTCACTTGCAGTTTTCGTTTCAATGGCACTATCAATAGAGAAATACTGCAAATCCTGAGATCCAGCACCGTAATTGGTGTAAGAATTAACAAGTGCACCCGCTTTTATTGAGCCAGAGCTACCCATAGCTCCCCCCATGAAATCCCCTGTTATACGCTGCTGAGCAAAGTCCTGTGCGCTTAACAACGTGCGACCACCGTCTACACCTCGCCCGTCATCCCAGATACGAATGAAATCACCGCGGGCTTCAGGTAATACCAGCGCAGGAAACACTTTCGCCAGCACAGGGTAATCAGTGGCAGAAAATTTCGCCCCGTTGAACTTCAAAAACACCATACTGGACCAGCTGTCGATTACAGTATTTGGCATTGCAGCGGACGGCCAGAAGAACGGAACGCCAATAGCTGGAGCACCTTCTCCCAAACCAAGGTATGCGAGAAGACCAGCTACATCCTTTCCACTCAAATTGGTAAGCGTATTGTCCAGCGGTTGTTTACCTGCCAGCGCATTAAGCATTGTCGTGGCAAAGTTCGGATCATTCCCCAGTGCCGCCGCCAGTTCGTTCAGTGTATCCAGTGCCGCGGGTGCAGAACCCACCATTGCTGCAATCGCTGATTTCACAAAAGCTGTAGTGGCAATCTGTGTATTGTTGACCGACTGTGCCGCAGTAGGTGCTGTTGGCGTTCCGGTGAGTGCCGGACTCGACAGCGGCGCTTTTTGTGCCAGCGCATTGTTAATGGTGGTACTGAAATTCGGATCATTGTTAATGGCTGCGGCTATTTCTTTCAGCGTGTCCAGCGTGGCTGGCGCACCATTAATAAGGGCCGTGAGTGCCGCCTGAACAAACGCGGTGGTCGCAAGCTGCGTGGTATTATTCCCCGCCGCTGGCGTTGGCGCTTTGGGGGTTCCGGTAAACGTTGGACTTTCTTTGGGTGCATACTGTGAATGCGGGTCCAGTGCGGCAAGATGTTTTGCCATCAGGTCATCCACGTACACCTTCAGCTCCAGTGCCTTGTCATCCACATACTTGCGGGTTGCCAGCACTACAGCAGGATCGATTTTCAGGGTGATATTGTCCGTACTGCTGGTAATCAGCACCATGCGCACGGTCTGGGTGCGCCCGCTGCCTTCAGCCAGTTGCGGCTTATAGCTTTCCGGGCAGTTGCCCACGGCAATCAATGCCCCGGACTCATCAAACAGGCCCACTTCACGTATCCACCAACCGCCCTCGTTTTCAGGGATCACCTGTTCAGCAATAATCTGGCTGCTGTTCTGCGGGTCGATATAAAGCATATTCAGCGCAGCCCGGCGTTTCTCATTTACCAGTGCCGTCTGCTTTGCGTCCGGCGTTGGCAATACTCCGCCGCCATCGCCCACCGCCATATGGGTAATTTTTAGCGGCACACCGAGCGCGGCGGCGCTGGCAAGTTTCGCCGCACCAATATCCGTCAGCAGGGTATAAAATTTTGTGCTCATGGATTCACTCTCATTGTGTCAATAACATGGACCGCCCCGCCTTCATGCGCGGTGCCACCGGAAATAATTGTTTCGTTGATATACGGATAGATCGTGATTTCTTCGCCAAGATAGCTGGCGGCCCCTACCCAGTGCGGGCCACTGGTTTGCAGATTGATGGACATGCCGATCATGTGACGGCTACATGGTTTGGCATCGCTTATCAGCCGCTCAAGTTCCAGATAGGTATCTTCAGTGATGCCCTGGTCCTGCACGCCGATATCCAGGCGAAACGTGCCTGGTGTTTCTCCGGTCTGCCACCACTCAATAATGCGGATCAGAAAGCCGAACGGCTCCACCACCCGCCGCACGGCACTGGTGGTCCCTTTATGCTGATGAATATAAAAAGCATCCTTCACCACCTGGCGTTTGACGCTTTCTGTCCAGCCCTCGTCCCAGCGATCCACAGAGAACGCCCAGGCGAGATAAGGCAGGAAGCTGACCGGACAGGTAGCCGGATTCCACAAGTCACGCAGCGGCACCTTCAGATCAGAAATCCCGCTGCACGTATGCGCCAATCGGCGCTCCAGTGGTGTTGAACCCGGTGGCAGCAGACTATTCATCCGTTCCTCCGTTGGTTACGCTCCACTGCGTACATGATGCCGCCTGCGTTTTGTTCAGGACCACATCCGCCAGCGGCGAAGCCAGTTCCACACGCTGCACCCCCTCAACATGCAGGGCGGCAAAGATGGCGCTACGGCGAATATCCCGACCAAGCCGCGTCTGACTGGCGATGTACTTCTGCAGGCTGGCTTTTGCCGCTGCCATTACCGGCTCTGCTTCCGGTCCCGGATAGAGAAAAATGGTAGCTTCCACGCGGTACGGGATGATTTCTGCGCTGCGAACCGTCAGACGGTCAGCCACCGGGCGGACGTTCTCACTGTTCAGAGCCTTTTCCACCACGTCCAGCAGGTCTTTTTCTGCTGTTCCATCGCCTTCGCGGCTCAGGACAGTCAGCACCACCTCTGCAGGTGCCGGACTGGTTGCACTGGCATCCGCCACCCGACCGTCGGCGCTTCGTGCATGAAACTCATAAGCGGCAGTTGGCCCCGCAACAGAAAGCCCTTCAAAGGCTGCAGGCACACGCAGGCGTAACGCTTCATCACTTTCCATCACAGCCGCAACGGGCGGTACAGCGTCATCATCAGCAGGTGTCACCGTCAGGCGTTTCACGTTGTAGTTAGCAGCGAGCTGGTCAAGATCGCCGCCCATCGCGTAAGCCACCATCACCGCCTGCGCGGCTTCGTTAATGCGCTGGCGCAGAAGCAACTCACGATAAGCGTTCTCCTGAAGCAATTTGGTGACGGGTTCAGATTCCAGTTCCAGCGTGCGGATCACTGCTTCCTGCTCATCTTTCGGATGAAGCGCAACAAATTCGGCCTTGCGTTCGGCAAGCAACGTCTCAAAGTCCGGCACATCGACAATCTGCGGCGCAGGCAACTGCGAAAGGTCAATCACTGCCATTCTCTGCTCCTGTTGATACGGAAAGGGAAACAGGCACACCGTTATTACGCCGCCCAGTCAGTCCCACCACCATTGAACCGTCAAAATTGCTGTTAATGGTGATGGAATCCAGCGTCAGCCGTGGCTCCCAGCGACTCAGCGCCACATACACTGCCGACATGACCTGCAGGCGTAACGCCGGATTTTGTGGCTGGTCTATCAGTGCCGACAGCAGGGAACCATATTCACGGCGAGCAATGCGGCTACCCTGCGGCGTCAGCAGAATGTCCCGCACCGACTGGCGCAGATGGTCAATATCAGTAATGGCTTTGCCGCTGGTATTGTTCATCCCACTATAAAGCGTCATACCGGGCCTCCGGTTGTATCGCCGCCTTTCAGGACGCCAGTATGCTGATGCGCATCAACCACGATCCCGTTAGAACTCATCGCTCCGCCGCCCTGGGTAACGCCACCATTGATCACCACTTCGCTGTTAATGCGCGTGCGGTCAGCCTCCAGTACAAACTCACTGGTTTTCAGGGTGATGTTGTCAGCAGCCTCAATGACCATTGATTTGATGCCCCTGACATACCAGCGCCCGGTGGCGGGTTCGTATTCAAACCAGCCACCGTCAGGATGTTCTGTCACGCAGGCGTCCGCCGACGTCGACGGTGGTGCGAACTGATTCGAATAGACAGCGGGCAGCGCAAAGGCGGTCTCCAGATTGCCGCCCAGACTCAGCAGCACCACCTGCTCACCTTCCGATGGTTTCCACCATGTGCGGGCATTACCCGCGCGCAGCGTCAGCCAGTTAATCCAGTTGGTTTCAAGGTCGCCCGTTTTCACCCGACAAAGCCAGTTTTCCCGGTCCACTTCGGTGACTACCCCAGTGCGGATCAGGTTGGTGATAAGGCGCATGATTTCGGTTAATTGTGCGTTCATAGGGAAAGGTTGCCATCAGGGGAAGAAAGGCGGCAGTGCTGCAACTTGTATCAGTGCTGATACAAAGATCACCCCGCCAGCCATTGCAGAATCATGTCGCGGGTCATTGCCTCAACATCATCATTTACACCCAGCAGGCGGCGCTCTGCGTAACGGACCTCCGGTCCTTTGCGACTGACGCGATCACGCAGGCCGTAATGGTGAACACGGGCAATACGCTGCACCTTGCCTTCAAACTGTACGCTGGCAGAGTCGGCGCTGGCGGCAGTTTTCAGGTATTTTGTGGTGCGCAGCTTTGCAAACATCTGACGTTTGATGCGCCCCTTCTTGCTGCGTGCTGTTACCCTGCGCGGTTCATAACTGCTGCCATCAGGATTGCGCTGCATCCTGATATTCTGCTGCTGTGTCCGGCGCAGTTCCTGCGCCAGCTGGCGCATCATGCGGCTTCTGGCGGCTGGTTCCAGATTCGCCAGCAAGGCACTCAACCAGTCGTCCACCTTCTGCAATTCAGCCACGTTTCACCGTCCACATTTCTTCAGGTTCATCAGGTTCCGCTACCGCTTCAACGTTCGACACACTGCCGTCAGTGCTGACCAGCACACGCTCTGTCAGTTGCAGGTTAAGGCTGATATCACAGACATCGTTGCGCAGAATATCCACCTCAAAGGTGAATAACTTTTCCCGTAACTCCGGGTTATTGATGGCATCGGGCTGGTTATCCCGCAACCACAGCATAACCGGGGCCATCAGCAGATTCTGGTCGCCGCTGAAATCCTCAATCACTGCGTTCAGGGTGTAACGGTACTCCCATGACATGGAGCTGGCCCCCGTGGCAACCAGCGAACCGTTATCCACAAACAGATGCAGTTTGTCCGGGTTATTGCGGACATAAGGCACCGCTTTATTGAGGGCGTGGCGCAGGGATTGTGGTTTGTTCACTGTTTCGCTCCTGACACGCAATAATCATGTCCACTTTGTCTGCACAGACCGCCCAGGCGGCCTCCGTTTCATCCAGCAATGCGTTCAGATCACCGTTAGTGCGCGGCGCTGTCTGATCCAGCCGACACGGCGTCACTCGCGGACAACCACTGACGGTAAGCTGCACCTCCGGTGAGTGCCGGACGTTCCCGCAGCCGGATAATGTCAGCAGGCAAAGGAGTATCAGCCCAGCGGCGTAAATCCTCGTTCTCACGTTTCAGTTCCTCGATCCGGCGTTGTCGTTGTCTCAGCTGTGCGCTGGTCTGTTCTGCTTCGGCATAGAGCCGCGCCTGCTCCCGGTTATTGGTTTCAGTCAGAATGGACAGGCTGATAAGCTGGCTGTTGCTCTTTGCCAGTGCCTGGCTTTTGCTCCGAAGCTCGTCTGCCTGCGTGCTGATGGTCTGGCTGGCATCAGCCAGCCGCCACGTCTGCCAGCCCAGCGCCGCCAGTAATAACGCCAGCACAACCAGCAGCAACCGGTTCATGCTGCCACCTGTTGCGCCATCTGATTACGGGTGATCCAGAAGGCAATAACGGTCAGTAGATAAAAGACCAGGGTAATAGCCCACCCCGTCCAGGCGAGACTTACAACAATCAGCAATCGCATCACCCAACTGGTAAATACGTTTTCTTTTCGGGTAATTGTCTTCAGCAAAGATGCCCTTAACTCCTGCCAGAGCGGGCCATTCTTAATTAACGCAGCCAGTGCTACCGGAATTACCGCCCATGTCAGCAAACAGGCTACCCAAACGCCGGACGCTGCCAGTACCGGAAAAATCCCCTGCGGATACACCATTGCTGCGATTAACAACGCCATCCATAACATCAGAAACAGTCCGCTGATTAATTTCTTTTTCATTTCAGTTTGCTCCCTGTAAGCACCAGGCCATCTCCCGCGCACGGCGGTTATCCAGCCCCTGATTAAAAACACCTTTCACATAAACCCAGCGCGGCAACTGTCGGCACGCATCTGCCCAGCGCCGCTGATTGAGTAATTTCACCAGCGTGGAACTGCAGGCATTGCCCGTTCCCACGTTGAAGGCAAACGACACCGCAGCGTCATACACCTTCTGCGGCGGCTGTTGCTTCACACACCTTTCCAGCGCCCGCTCCACACGCAGCACGTTGGAGATCAGCCCTTCTGCTGCCTGTCGCTCCGTAATGGTTTTGCCGGGAATGACGCCTGACGTATTACCAATGCCGTCGGTCCAGACACCCGCGCTGCACTGATACGGCTGCAGACGACAACCTTCGTAATCGGCAATCAGTTTCAGCCCCTCCACGGAGGTGTGAAGCTGCTGAAAACCCGGCAGCGTGGCAGCAATAGCCAGCACGGCCCCGACAAGGCAGCGTTTAACGATTGATGGATTCATAGTCCTCCCGCGAGATCTGCCCGTCGCGCAGAAGCTGGTAGGCTTTGTGTTTGTAGTACCAGTTGATAGCCAGCATCAGCACACCAATCATCAGGCCGCCCAGCGTTGAGGCATCCTTGATGGACAAATCGCCCAGCCAGGCCAGCACGACGGCGATGCAATACGTGATAAAGGCGCTGATTCGCTCAAGCGTCATAATTCAGTCCCATAGCTGGACGGTCTGCACGATGGTGGTGGTCGGAATGTCCGGCAGCTCCACCTGCAGCCCGTGAGGTAAAAAGGGGCCGTATTCGGCAAGCCCCGGATTTGCCTTCAGTACCTGCTCCGTGACACCCTGCGTGCGCCCGTAATGACGCCAGCAAAGCGCGTCCACCGTGTCATACTGATGCGCACGCACTTTCATCAGATAAGCTCCACTGTGCAGTGCGGCGCATCCTGCACCCGGCTGATGGCCCAGCGGGCGTCACGCCACAAATCACCGCTGGCTTCTGCCAGTTCTTCGCCCCGCTTCACACCGGATGCCGTGGCGTCATAGTCCTGGTATCGTTCGTTGAGCATGGCGCGTGCCCAGCAGTAAACCGCGTTGAAATAGTGCTGAATGCGCTCACTTTTGCCGTCCAGCTGCTCCGCCGGAACCTCAGCCAGCGAGGCATATCCCAGCATCTGCTGGCGTCTGCGAAACTCATACAGCTCTGCGTTGACCTCCGAAATTGCCGACAGCGCAACCTGCTTTAAACGCGGCTGCGTCGCCGTATCATT